GGGATGATGACTCGGAGGGTTCGTGTGGATGGTTGGTCCAAGGCCACACGCCGGGACGGAATTGCCCCGGAATCGGTGCTTGTGTTCTCTGGAAGGGATACTAAGACGGGGTATGCCGCTCAAATTGCCCTACACATGGCCCGCTATGCCCTTCGGGATGTGTTCCAACCATAAAGATAGGTTCAAACCCAACCCTTGGCAATAAAAATCCCCCGGGGGCATCCGGGGGATCGATGGGTTGACGATGTCTGGACTCACCATCTCAACGGAAAGTATACCGCAGGATGGGGTTGGATCAAGGGGGGTGAAGTGTTTTTGTGTTAATATGACCCTGCAATGTGGCCTTGAGGAGAATGCTATGGCTTACCCGGGCGGCCAAGGTTTGACCTCGATGGCTCCCGCACGGCTCCCCGGCCCCCCGGCCGCCGGCCTGATGCAGGTCGGCCCCCCGCACTTCGGCCCCGACGCGCCGCCGGCGGACGATGCCCCGATCGGCGAGGACGCCAAGGCGAGTCTGGAAAAGTTGGAAGGCCTGTCCAAACTGATTGGCCAGTTCGAGAACGAACTGTCCCTGGCGGACAACGCCCGGCAGGCCAAGGAATGGAAGTGGATCAAGATCGAGAAGTACCTGATGGGCAAGGATGCCCAGGACCCGCCGGAAGGCTACGAGGAGTCCACCTTCTTCTACCGGCGCCTGCCGCGCATCGTGCAGATCGGGCGGGCCAAGCTGTTCAAGCAGGTCTGGCCGATCCACGGGCGGCCCTGGGACGTGCGTCCGTCCCCACGGCGCGACCCCCGGGAGATGGACTTCACCGAGGAGAAGCGGCGCCTGTCCAAACTCAAGGAGGAGTTCGATGACATCCACGAAGCCAACGAACTGGAAAACGGAATGGACGAGATGTGCGGCACCCTGTCCGCCCTGGGTTCCATGGTCACGATCGGGCCTGTGCAATTGCGCCAGCCCACACTGCGCTGGATGGACGGAGACGAGGAACTGGAACCCGGCGACGAACTGAAACCCGGGTGGGAGTTCATCGACCCCAAGCGGGTCTACCCCGATCCGAACAGTCGGAACCAGCAGGGCCTGGAATACGTCCACATTCACTATGTCCTGTCCCCGCACCAGATCCGATCCCTGGTCGATGACTCCACCTTCATCAACGAGGAACTGGCCGACCTGCTGGTGGACCTGCCGGATGGCAATTGGGCCGGCAACCTGCGCCGCTGGGAGGTCTACCCGTTCCCGACCAACATCAGCAACGCCATGCTCAACCGCTACATCGTTTGGCGCCGAATCGGGGTTCTCACCGCGGACGCCATGGAGGATCTGGGCGAGGACGTGCGCTCACAGAACAAGAACCTGAAGGACTGGAAGAATCTGGACAAGGCTCAGCGCCGGGCGCTCACCGATTCACTCTGGGAAGTCTGGTGGTGCGGCAAGCACATCATCAAGATCTCCAAACGAAAGTTCCAACCCAAGAAGATGTACGTCCACTTCGTCCCGTTCCGCTCCGATCCGGGCAGCATCTTCGGCATCGGCGCCGGCGAATCGGGCCTGGAAGTGTGCGAGATGCTGATCAACATCTGCCGCTCGATCGATGACGCCCTGGCCGACACCTCCGGCTTCCAGGCGATGATCGACGCCGGCAGCATCGAAAATAAGGACCTCCGGGTGCGCGGACGGAAGACCTGGCTCTGGCGCGACAAGGGGGTCGGCAAGAAGGTCGGCGCCCAGGGCCGCCCGATCGAGTTCTTCACGGTGCCGTCCAACCTGGACAAACTGCTGGAGGCGGCCAAGTATTTCGAGTCCCTGATCCCGGTGGTGACCGGGTTCATCGAGATGGCCAAGGGTGCCGACATGGGTTCCGGGATCCGCACCGACGACATGATGGAGAAGGTCTGGGACTCCCTGGAGGAGTTCATCCGCGACGTGGTCGGCAACGTGGACCGCTACTGGTGGAAGCCACACCTGCGCGATATGCACAACTGGATCAAGACCTACTACCCGGACTACGAGAGTAATTTCAAGGTGGAAGCCAACCTGCAGGTTCAGGGTGTGCGTGGCGCCCTCAAGCGCGAGATCGTGGGCCGCAAGATGAAGGACTTGTTCAAGGAATTGCACCAGTACGGCCTGCCTGACTGGTTCGATGAAGTCGAGGCGATGACCGCGATCTTTGAGGGCATGGGCATGGAGGAGGAGAAGGGGGTCCTCAATCCCAAGCAGTACGTGGAGCGCCAGGCCCTGAAGATGAAGCAGAAGGAGATGGAGGCCGAGGCCGGGAACGCGCCGCAGGGCAAGGAACGCTCCGAGATCGCCACCCGCGACGGCCAGTTGAAGGCGTATGCGGGCATCCCGGACAGCGCCGAGACCGTGAAACTGCTGACCTTCAAGGAACTGGCCAAGAGCCTGAAGATGCTCTCCCCGGAACTGGAGAAGGCGATCGACGCGACCGTGCCCATGGCGGTCGCCCGGGACGGGGCGAACCACATGGAAAAGGCGCCCAAAACCTTTAGCATCAGGAAGAACCCGGATGGCAGTATCGCCGCAACGGTTGACGGAGGGGACAAACGATGATCAGCATGAGCCTAGCACTGCGCAATGCCCGCCTGCAGGCGATCGTGGACGCCTTGGACAAGGGCGCTCGCCCGGCCGTCCTGAAGATGTACGACGGCAAGCGACCCAGGACCGGAGGTCCCGGGTCCACTCTGCTGGCTGAGATCAGCCTGTCCAGGCCGTGCGGCTATGTCGATGGCGGGACGCTAACCATGGGCGCGTTTGGGAAGGCCAAGGGTTTGGCCATGGGGATTGCCTCCTGGGCACGGTTCGAGAGCGGCCGGGGCGAGGCAGTGTTGGACGCCAGCGTCGGGTTGGAGGACGCCGACATCCTGATGGTCGGGTCCTGTGCCATCGCCACCGGACAGCCGGTAGAAATCGAAACCGCAGAATTCACTGAACCGGGAGCCTGACATGACCCTATTGATGCCGTCCGTCGGTGAAGCCGCCGCCCTGGGTTGCGCGTTCCGGGACACCTCCCCGGAGGCGTTGATCCTGAAGGTGTTCAGCAACAATCACACCCCGATCGCGGGCGACACCGCCGCCGCCTACACCGAGGTCGGTGCCGGCCTGGGCTACACGGCCTTCACCCTGACCCGGGCCGGGTTCAGTGCCCCGGTAGTGGCCACCCCGTCCTACATCCAGTATGGCACCCCGCAGGTGATCAACTGGAGCGGCACGGCGACCGTCTACGGCTACTATCTGGTCGGCGCTTCCAGCACCACCATCTACTGGGCCGAGGTCCTCTACCCGGGCGGGCAGGTGTTCAACAACGGCGATTCGCTCACCATCACCCCCAAGATCTCGTTGAACTAGGAGCCACCATGAGCATCTCCACCGTCGATGACATCGCCAGCGCCCTGGCCAACAACCGCAAGCCGTCACGGTTCGCCAAGGTGTTCCCGGCCCCCAAGGCGGCCGGTTCGTTCGTCAGTTCCTGGATCGCCACCGGCTTCCCCGGCGCGGGCGGCGCGGCGGCGGCCTACAACTCAGGGAGCGGCTACGCCTGTACCCAGGCCACCCCAGGGGCGCAGTACTATCCGTCGTCGGCGACCCAGGCGTGGCTGGCCCGGCTCAGCGTCGGTTGCAACCAGCCGGGCACCCTGATCCTGATGGACCGCCTGTGGTGCTGCGGTGGCATGGGGTTCGCCTCCGGCACCTACGCGGTGACGACCCCGGGTTCCCTTCCGGCCCGCATCACCGACTCCGGGGTGGGCGTCGAGGCCTGGATTGACACCTTCGGCACCAACGGCGCCGCCTCCGGCACCCTGGTGCTGAACTATTTGGACACCACCGGGGCGTCCAAGAGCGGCACGGTCGGCGCGGTGGTCTCCGCCCCGCAGGCTGGACAGTTGCAGCCGATCCCGCTCGATCCGTCCTCCCTGGGCATCTCCGGGGTGGTCAGCGCGGTGACCAACAACACTTGGACCTCCGGCACCTTCGGCATCCTCCTCGCCAAGCGCATCTTGGAGATCCCCATCCCGTTCATCGGCGCAGGGGTCAACCTGGACTGGGCCAGCATCGGTATCCCCCAGATTGACAATGCCAACGCCTGCCTGATGTGGGCATTCCTCAACGGCACCGCCAATGCCAACACCATCGTCGGGACCATGGACCTGATCGACAAGTAGCATGAGTAACTGGGGCAAGAAGAACATCACGCGGGATCCCCGCCTCACCCGGGCCAACATGGGCCAGGGCAATGGGGTGGTGTTTCGGGTTTCGACCCGCGAGTTCTTTGGCCACACAAATGACAAGCAGCCTGCGCTCTCCGGCCCCAAGTCCGGTTCCGGCGCGGTAACCAGCCGGGTTCAGCACAGCGCCTGGAAGTTCAAGAATATCACCTTCGACAAGCGGATAGTCCGAGTCAACCTGAGTCAGATCAACGGCTTGGTTTTCCGCATCTCCTCAAGGGAGTTCCTGGGCCACACCGCCGACAAGCAACCCGCCTTGTCCGGTGCTACCGCCGGGAGCGGCGCCGTCGTTTCCAGGGTGCAGACCAGTCGGTGGAAGAGGAACCGGGTCACCTTCAATCCCAGGACCACCCGGCACACCTTAGACAAGAGCGCCACCTCGGTGGTCCGAAACATCTCCCGTGCCCAGTTTTTTGGCAACGTCATCAAGGCGGCTACCGGTTCAGGTGGGGTCGCCGCCGGGTCTGGCGCACTCTTTTCCCTAGCACTCAGCGAGGTGGGTGCGGGCGGCGCGGTCGCCTCCGGGAGTGCGGCGTTCAACGTCACCCACCTCGTCACCGGTGCGGGTGGCCCCAGTGCGGCCGGAATGGCAACCGTCACCAAGGCGTTGCATGTCACCTTCTCCGGAGGGGTCTCCACAGGTTCTGGTGCGATCCAGAACATCGCCCTACAGGCGGTCGGTGCGGGCACGGTAGTCGCGGGCGGCGCGGACATCGCCCATATCGGACTCGTGGCGACCGGCAAGGGAGGTCCCGAGGCGGGCGGCGCGGCGGTAGCGTCCATCGGGACATGGACCGTCATCCCTGTGATCCCGCTGCCCAAACCCAGGCCCAGGCGTGATGGGGTGGGCGGGCACCATTGGATTCCCGACACCGGACTGATCTTCCCGGAACCCGAGGTGGTCGAGGAGCAGGAACCCGAGGTGGCCCGCGGCCGGGTGGGCGGTACCATCGAGGGGATGCGATCGCGGGCCAAGGCGTCCGTCCGCACCTACCCCATGAAGATCCGGGCGACACTCGCCCCATTTACTTTGTCCGCCCGCGCCAAGTCCCCGGCCCGGATGGATATTCAGCACCAGTTCGGTCGGCCCGAACTCACCGTTTCCGGGGTCCGGGTCACCAGCCAGGGTAAGGTTGATCCGAACGCTATCGGGGCGCTGAGAACCTCCATGATAGTCAAGCATGAGGTCTTCTCCGCCGCGGAGATGGCCATGATTATGGCGATGCTGATCGATGCCGCGTAGGAGGCCCCTTGGGCGTCAAACACACTTTCCATAGCACCAAGGGGGACGGGACCGACGCCAGTCTGGTCCAGGCTTCCGCATGGAACGCCGACCATGCCTTGACCGGGACGCTGGCGGCGCTGGACGGGTTGGTGGATGCGCCCGGGGCCATCACCAACGACGGCCATGGGAACTTCTCCTATGCGGTGAGCGTCGTCGGACCTACGGGACCAACGGGACCGGCGGGCGCCGCCTCGACCGTCCCTGGCCCCACCGGCCC